AGGGGCAAAGCAGATGTGTTTGGTAATGGAAAGATAGTTGATCTCAAAACAACAACAGACATCAAAGCGTTTCCCTATTCTGCACGAAAGTATGGATATGATGTTCAGGTGTATGTGTATTGTCAGCTTTTTAATGTGGACTACAAGGACTTCACGTTCGCAGTTGTTGACAAGGGCAGCCTTGACATAGCGATATACGATGTATCGGAAGAGTTTTACAACGAGGGTAAGAGAAAGACCCAAGAAGCGATACAAACCTTTGAAACATTTTTTATAAACGGTGCAGACCTTGACACCTATTGTTTAAGAGGTACGCTATGATACGATTCGTAAACGACTTAAATATGGTAAAAAGAGCAATAAGGAATTGCGACTACCGAGATGCTATCAAGCTAATAGAAGAGATACAAGAAGAAATTAAATTATTAGATTTACTTAAATGACACACCCAAAGGAATGTAAATTAAGATTAGAGAACCTAATCAAAGAATACGTAGGCGAAGACATAAACGAAAGAACTCGTAAAAGAGAGGTGGTTTACTTACGCACAATGGCTTATAAGATAATGACAAAGGAACAATGTATGCCAAGCCATATAGCAAAGGTGTTTAAGCAGAACCACGCTACTATCTTGCATCACTTAAAAAACTTTGAGTACCTTTATGAGAATGTTCAGGACTTTAGCAATACTTACAATCATTTACAAAGGTTGTACTTTGGTGTAGAGGAAGAACCTGTAAAGAAAGAAAAAAAGATAGTCAAGCGAGAAATGAATCCTTTATACGACATAGTAGATAAGATTCCTGTAACAGAAAGGGATAACGTAAGAGTAAGATTAGAAGCAATGATCGCAGGATTCAACATACGACCTAAAGGCTATCAAGGAAAGGTATATCAGTCAAACCTAACAACAATGGAATGATGCAACATATGATAAGTTATTACAAGGATTGGAAAAGCAATACAGAGTGCGAAAAGATACATAAGTATTGCGACAAGATGATTGATATATTTTCAAAAGGACTAAAGCCTAACAGCAGACAGGGTAAAAGAAGTAAGATATACGTGGCATCATTAGACCAAGTATTCGATTCTAAACTCGCAGCATCAAAGGCTTTAGGAAGACACGAGAACTACGCTTGGGGTGTATTAAGCGGTTTACTAAAAAACAAACACGGAATAGAACAGATATACTAATGGATGCAGAGGGTTTAATAATATGTTTAGTAGTTGTAGTAGTATTTTCTTTTTTAAGCTACATAAAAGGATATGATGATGGACAAAAATGAGTTCCTATGTATAGACGATATATTCGCTTACAAGAGATGCAAAGAACAATGCGAACAATGTAAAGAAGTACAAGAGGATGAAAATAAGAATAAGCAGATACCATAGTCAGTTTGGAGTAGGTGTGTGGTACACTTGGGTAAACGGTATCAAGTATTTGGTGTTTGATTTAGGACTGATTTACATAGAGTTGATATTCAAAGATTATGAGTAAGATTGAGAAACGAGTAATAGACAAGATAAACCAACGTGCCGAGATAGGAAAAGAAAAATACGGAGTAACAATGGAACGTACAGATCTATCAACATACGATTGGTTAAACCACCTACAAGAAGAACTATTAGATGCAATAATATATATAGAGAAACTAAAAGATGAAAATACTTAATTTATACGCTTGTCTTGGTGGCAATAGATACCTATGGGGGGATGACCACGATATAACAGCTGTTGAATGGGATGAGGAACTTGCGAAGTTATACCAAGAGAGGTTTCCTAATGACAAAGTGATCGTAGCAGATGCACACCAATACCTATTAGACCATTACAAAGAGTTTGACTTTATATGGTCAAGCCCACCTTGTCCTACACATAGCAAAGTTAGGGTAACACAAAAAAATCAAGATTTTTATATACCTAAATACCCTGATATGAGTTTGTACCAACAAATTATATTTTTAGATGAACATTTTAAGGGTAAATATGTGGTAGAGAATGTTATACCATATTACACACCTTTAATACCTGCTAAAAAAAGAGGTCGGCACTTGTATTGGACAAATTTTAATTTACCAAGTAATATAGATAGAGCAGAAGCTAAAGGTATGATTGGTGGTCAAACAGAAGATGAAGCCAATAAACTTTGTGCATTTCATAAAATAGATAGAGAGTTTTTAAATAGATACAAAGGCAAACAAAGTAGATTGAAAATAATTAGAAATCTTGTCGATTATGAAGTAGGTAAAATTATTTTAGATACAGCTATGGGTATAATGACAAAGCAAGATGCGAACCAAACACAATTATTTTAGATATGAGAATTAAAACATACAACCAACCATCAATGATTTACCTGCTGCCCACAATAGGGTTTACGTGGGATAAGCAACTAACAGGCTATTACGAAATAGGCATAGCGTTTTTACACAAATGGATAGTAATTGAATGGAAATGAAACAAAAGAAGTGGACACAAGCACAGAAGATACAGCAACTTGAAAAGGTAACAACCAATCTTCTAATGATGGTTAATAACCTTGCTAAAGATCTCAAAGAGTTAAAAGCCAAACAAAATCCTGAATAATTACGATATATAATTGAATAAACAAGATATTTCAAGATGCACGGTGGAGCAAGAAAGGGCGCAGGTAGAAAGCCAAAGGCAGACGAAAAGAAGCTAATCGAAAGGTTAGACAGCATTATTGATTCAGATGTTGCTTTGTCTAAATTAGGGGAACTCGTTGCTAAAGGCGATTTAAGAGCCATACAGACATATTTAAGCTACCGATATGGTAAGCCTAAAGAAAGCGTAGATATTACGTCAGAGGGCTTTAATATCAATTTTAAAGACATTATTAAGTACAAGTGATAGCCATACATCCAAAGTATGCACCATTACAAACTGACGATAGTAGGTACTTTGTAATCACAGGTGGTAGGGGTTCAGGTAAGTCTTTTGCTGTGAACCTTATGCTTGTGCTGCTGACATACGAGCAAGGACACACAATACTCTTTACACGTTACACACTCACATCAGCTTACATATCTATTATACCTGAATTTATAGAGAAGTTAGAACTCTTGGGTGTGATAGGCGATTTTCACATAACCAAAGACGAGATAATAAACAGACGTACAGGAAGCAAGATTATCTTTAGAGGAATCAAAACAAGTTCAGGCGATCAAACAGCGAACCTTAAATCTCTTACAGGAATAACCACGTGGGTAGTAGATGAAGCAGAGGAACTAACAGATGAAGAAAAGTTTGACACCATAGACCTATCTGTACGTTCACAAGCCAAAGAGAATAGGGTAATACTTATACTAAACCCAACAACAAAGGAACACTTTATCTACAAACGATTCTTTGAGGACAGAGGGGTGCAAGAGGGTAGCAACACATTAAAAGAAAACACCACATACATACACACCACATACGAGGACAATTTAGACAACCTATCCGATAGCTACTTACATCAGATAGAACAAATGAAACAAAGAAGACCTGAAAAGTACAAGCATCAGATATTAGGTGGGTGGCTTAACAAAGCAGAGGGTGTGATATTTGACAATTGGACAATAGGCGAGTTTAAACACGTGGGGGTTAGTATCTTTGGGCAGGATTATGGGTTCGCATCAGACCCAAGCACACTTGTAGAAAGCAACATAGACACAGACAACAAAATAATCTATTTAAGGGAGTGTTTTTATCTACCACGACTTACAACATCAGAGATAGCGCAACTCAACCTTAAACACGCTAAAAATGGGCTTATCGTGGGGGATTCAGCAGAGCCACGTTTAATAAGCGAGATACGAGCTAAAGGTTGCAACGTAAAGCCATCAATCAAAGGACAAGGCAGTGTAACGTATGGTATATCACTATTGCAGGACTACGATCTTGTAGTAAGCCCTGATTCATTAAACTTAATTAAAGAACTAAATAACTACTGTTGGTTAGAAAGAAAATCTAACACACCGATAGATGCCTACAACCATTTAATCGATGCAGTACGCTATGCAGTAGGGTTTCAATTACAGAACCCCAACAGAGGTAAATACGCTATTAGATAAAAAAGTTATTAAATAATTTGTGTATAACTAAAAAAGGTGTATATTTGTACAAACATTAAACATTATGAAAACACGAGTACCAATGATTATGAAGAAAAAAGGTTTTAAACAAATCAGCTTTAACACAGGAATTTATGAGGGTGGACTTTATGTTATAATTTCAGGTGGTGTTGGGGAATTGTATAAAATCCTTAAAAAATAAACCCTATGGATTTACTAAAGAAAATGGAGTACGATGTGTTACACGAAGAAACCATCAAAGAGTTTCAGATATACGACAAGGACACTCTATTACGTGAGATAACGTACTTAAAGATGCAACTCAACAACAAATAGTACGATGCCCCTTTCGAGGGGCTTTTTTTTTGCTTATCTTTAACTTTCTAAAACTTATTTTTTTTACGATATATATATATGAAAGTTGACATAAACATTCCTGATTCACTTGCAGAGGTAACTTTAGAGCAATATCAGAAGTATCTAAAGATACAGAATGAGAACAAAGACGAGAAGTTTTTAGCTGTAAAGATGATTGAGATATTTTGTGGGTTAAGGGGCGACCACGTGCTAATGATGAGAGCCACCGACATACAATCTATTGTAAACATCCTAACCGATATGCTAAACGATACACCAAAGTTAGTAACGCAGTTCAAGATGAAAGGTAAGCAGTACGGATTCATACCCAAGTTAGAGGATATGTCCTTTGGGGAATACATAGACCTTGATACGTTTATGGGCGATTGGGATAATATGCACCGTGCTATGAATGTTCTATACCGACCCATAACAGACCAATATGGGGATAAGTACGCTATCGAAGAATACCAAGTATATTCGGTTGAGCAAATGAAAGGTATGCCAATGAATGCAGTATTAGGTTCTATACTTTTTTTTTACAATTTAGGGATGGACTTATCGAGAACTATGCTGAACTCTTTGGAGAGCAAGGAAGCGAATTTAGCGCAGTATCTAATTTCGGAAGAAAATGGGGGTGGTATCAATCACTTTTCGCACTCGCTAAAGGGGATATTAGACGATTTGAAAATATCACTAAATTAGGTGTACATCAATGTTTGTATGCGTTAAGTTTTATGAAAGACAAAGCTGAAATGGAAGCAAGAAATATAAAAAAGCAATTCAATGGCTAATCAAGGTATAAGGGGGTTCTACCAAATTACAGAAACAATCAAAGATGAGTTGTTAAGCAGCGACTTTGTAAACACGGTAACCACAGGGGATATTACAGACATTGACTTGTCTAAACAGACCATATTCCCACTATCCCACATAATCATCAACCAAGCAACCGTAGAGGAACAGGTAATGCGATTCAGTATCTCGGTTCTGTCTATGGACATAGTAGAACAAAGCAAGGAAGCAACAACCGACATATTCAGGGGCAACAACAACGAACACGACATCCTAAACACTCAATTAGCAGTTGTAAACAAACTTGTGCAGAAGTTAAGGATAGGAACTCTATACAGGGATAAATACCAATTAGATGGTGACCCAACGTGTGAGCCTTTTTACGAAAGGTTTGAGAACCAAGTAGCAGGATGGGCTTGTACGTTTGACGTGCTAATAGAAAACGACATTAACGTATGCAGCTAAAAGAAACACAAAAGGCACTTAACGCTTTTGGTAGGTACGTGGTCAAACAAGCAAGAACCAATCTTACCAAGAACAAAAAGAACTCTACCAAGAAGCTATATGACAGCTTGGAGTATGATGTACAGGATAGTGTAGGTTTGATTAGGGTGTTCTTTAAAATGGAGGACTATGGTGTGTTTCAGGATAGCGGTGTTAGTGGTGTTAAGAAGAAGTACAACACCCCTTACTCCTACAAAGATAAAATGCCCCCTCCATCATCTCTTGACAAATGGATAGTCCGAAAAGGGCTGAAAGGCATACGAGATGAAAAGGGTAGATTTATAAAACGTAAAAGCCTACAGTTTATTATTGCTCGAAGCATTTACACAAAAGGCATAAAACCAAGTTTGTTTTTCACAAAGCCTTTTAATAAAGCATTTGGCAATTTAGATAAGGCTCTTGAAATAGCATACAGCAAAGACCTTGAAAACAATATAGAGTAATGGCAACAAAGATAAACGTAAGAAGTCCGTTTTACATTAAAGCAAGTAACGCAAGTTTGGCATCAGCTTCGTTGGACTTGTACATATACACAGGGGTGTTTACAACGGACAAACCTGCATCCGCACAATACGCAATAACAAAGAACGAGATTGATTCCAACAACTACGTGGTGTTTGAGATTGCAGAACTTGTAAGAGATTACATAGAGATAGAGTTCGATGGGGAGTACGATAGTCAATGTGTGTGGGTAGAAGCCGACATAACTATGTATGATGCAGCTGATGGCGGAGGTTCAAGCGTAGCAACAAGCAACACCGACTATATAGCGTTAGATGGCTATGGGTATTTCCACGAGGGTACGAATCCTGAACTATCAAGAGGGCTACTAATGTCAAACAGAAGCATCTTTAGGCTCAACGATTCAAACGTAACTATTCCTGTGTTTACAGAAAGCACCAATAGTGTGGCTTTTTATTATCAGGGGGTGCTTAAAAGAACTCAAACTATTCCATCAACAGGAGTTGACGTTAATAATACAAATGGTCAAATAGAGTACATAAGTGTTGCGGGTCAAAATGAATCTGACACACCAATAAACGCATCTACTTATGAGGAGAGAGTGCTTGAAGATGGTGGTACGTTTGAAGACAGCGTATGCCTACAAAACTTCTTAAGTACGATTGATATAGGGCTTGTAGATGAAGTGTGGGTAAACTATGACACGGGTACTGTATTTACAGGCGTAAGTAACACATCCACAGAAGACACCAAAACAGACATAGTAAAAATACACACAGTTGACGAGTGCAAGTACGAACCATACAAAGTAACATTCGTA